GGGAAGGGGCGCGGATTTGTTTATTATTGACGATCCTCATTCTGAGCAAGATGCGATGTCTGATAAAGCGATGGACGAAGCGTATGAATGGTTTATGGCAGGTCCTCGTCAACGGTTGCAGCCAGGAGGGGCAATCGTAATAGTCATGACTCGTTGGAATAAAAAAGATCTAACGGGTAGATTAACAAGAAAAATGGCACAAGACGAAGGTTCTGATCAATGGGAAATTATAGAATTTCCTGCGATATTGCCTAGTGGTAAGCCTCTTTGGAAAGAATATTGGTCATTAGCTGAATTAGAGAGCATTAAAGCATCAGTTAGCCCGTCTAAGTGGGCGGCACAGTATATGCAACGGCCAACAGGCGAGGGTATTTCTATTATCCCTAAAGATTGGTTTAAGATTTGGGATGAAAATAAACCGCCTAAATGTGATTATTTAATACAATCCTATGATACAGCGTTTTTAAAGAGCGAAAGAGCTGACTTTACGGCTATAACAACATGGGGTGTATTTTATCCTGAGGGTAAAATCGGTGACGAGATTTATCATGGCAATGACGCTCATTTAATATTAATAGACTGTATTAAAGAACGGTTTGATTTCCCTGAGTTAAAAGCGGAAGCATTACGTTTGTATGAATTTTGGAGTCCTGATGTTGTTATTATTGAAGCAAAAGCGTCAGGAATTCCATTAGTTCAAGAATTACGTAGAGTTGGTATTCCTGTCAACACTTTTTCTCCAGGAAAAGGTCAGGATAAGATAGCTAGATTAAACTCAGTATCGCCTATTTTCCAAGACGGGCGCGTTTGGGTTCCGGATAATCGTTTTGGTGAAGAACTCATGGAAGAAGTTTCAGATTTCCCTTCAGGAGAAAATGATGATTTAGTAGATGCAACCACGTTAGCGTTGGCTCGATTCAGAGAAGGCGGCTTTTTGCAGTTAACCAGTGACTATTTTGAAGAAGAAGAGTATTATGAAAGGGAAAGGGTTTATTATTAATCAGAATCATACTATGATTTATCACTATGGCTATTGAAAAACAAATGTTGTCAGCGGTTCCTAACTCTCAAGAAGACATTGAGATAGAACTTATGCAACAACCGGAAGAAGAAACAGATCTTTTTGTTCAACCTGACGGTTCAATAATCAGAGGCAGTGATATGCCTGACGAAAAACCGTCTAAGTTTGGAGAAAATTTAGCGGAAACGCTAGACGATAGAGAGCTAAGTACAATAGCTAATGAATTAGTTGGTTCTTTTGAAGATGATCTAGATTCTAGAACAGATTGGTTTCAAACATACGTAGAAGGTTTAGATCTATTAGGAATTAATTCTAGTAATAGAACACAACCGTTTGTTGGAGCCTCTGGAGTACACCATCCAATTCTTGCAGAAGCGGTAACGCAGTTTCAAGCACAAGCTTACAAAGAAATGTTACCCGCAGGTGGTCCCGTAGACACTGAAGTTCTAGGTATAACCGATGATAGTAAGCTAGAAAAAGCTAATCGTGTTAAAAACTTCATGAATTACCAAATTACGTACAAAATGGAAGAATATGATCCAGAAATGGACCAATTATTGTTTTATCTTCCTTTATCAGGTTCTGCGTTTAAAAAAGTTTATTACGATCCCGCAGTTGGACGTGCTGTAGCGCGTTTTGTTAAGTCTGAGGACTTAGTAGTTCCTTATTATGCTGTAGATTTACTAACCTCTCCAAGAATTACTCATGTAATTCACATGACAGAGAACGAAGTACGCAAATTACAGCGTTCGGGCTTCTATAGAGACCTTGAAATGATGTCTCCTGGAAGCGGTATGGAGAATACCGAAGTTACGGACAAGTTAGAGGAGCTACAAGGGTTAACTAGAACAATAAGTGACGAAGAATTCACTATATTAGAGATACATGTCGACCTAGATTTAGAAGGTCACGAAGATTTAGACGAAAATGGCGAAGAAACAGGCGTAGCACTTCCGTATGTAGTGACTATTTGCAAAGATAACAACAAAATCCTTGCAATTAGGCCCAACTACAACGAAAACGACCCAATGCGCAAGAAAATTGAACATTTTACTCATTATAAGTTCCTTCCTGGATTAGGGTTTTACGGTTTTGGATTAATCCACATGATGGGGGGCTTAACTAAGTCAGTTACTGCAATTTTACGTCAATTAATTGACGCGGGAACGCTTTCTAACCTTCCTGCTGGATTTAAAGCACGTGGCTTGAATATTCAACGACATGATGACCCGTTACAGCCAGGAGAATGGAGAGATGTTGACGCTCCTGGAGGTCGGTTACAAGATGCGTTTTTACCTTTACCGTATAAAGAGCCAAGTGCTACTTTAACGACATTATTAGGTGCTTTAGTTGATTCGGGTAAGCGATTTGCCGCTACTGTAGAAGCCCCTACGGGAGACGGAAACTCTGAAGCCCCTGTTGGAACAACGGTAGCGTTGATGGAGAAAGGACAGCGAGTTATGTCCGCAATCCACAAACGACTACATTATGCTCAAAGAACTGAGTTTAAAATATTAAAAAGAGTATTTGGTGAGTTTTTACCCCCCGAATACCCTTATCAAGTCCAAGGTGCTTCAGAAAACGTATTTAAGGAAGATTTCGATAGTTCTGTTGATGTTATCCCCGTAAGTGACCCAAATATCTTCAGTATGACCCAAAGAATCACTTTAGCTCAAACACAGCTACAAATGGCTCAAGCCGCCCCAGAATTGCATGATTTACGGGAATCTTACCGAAAAATGTATATTGCGCTAAATATTAAAGATATTGACGCATTATTGCCTCCTGAAACAGAAGTTCCGGCTAGAGACCCTATTAGTGAGCATCAAGCGGCTATAACAGGTAATCCTATAAAAGCGTATCCATTCCAAAATCATGACGCATATATTAACGCTCATTCTGCTTTTTTAGAAAACCCTATGATGTTTGATAATGAGGGGGCCTCTCAAGCGATTAGTGCTAATATCCAAGAACATCAGTCAATGCTTTATAAACAGCAAATAGAGCAGGCAATGGGTCAGGCACTTCCTGAGTTAGACGGTGCTGAAATGGATCCAGAAACAATGAATCAAATTGCTATGATGGCCGCAAAAGCAACACAAGAAGTTACGGGTAAAGCACAGGCACTAGCCGATGCCGAAGCGGTAGCACAACAAGATCCGCAACGTGAAATGTTTGAGGCACAACTGCAACACGAACAAGCACAGTTAGCACAAAAAACCGAGGATGATGCACGAGACGCACAGCTTGTTGAGATGAAAGCACAACTAGATGCGCAAATCAAACGTGAGAAAATAGACGCAGATCTAAAAGTACAAGACACTAAGTCTGCGATAGAGTTGCAGGGGCTTGACCAAAAAGCAAAAACAGATGCTGAAAAGAACTATACAGAACTAGTTAAAATAGTTCGAGAAAGTAGAAACCCGACCGGAGAAAAATAATGCGAGAGTATTACGACAAAATGAAGAGTTTTCCTTCACCTTCTAAACAATCGAATCGTTCAGAATCTAGTGAGTCGTCAATAACCGACAACACTAAAACTGAATCGGTAAAAGCCGGAGTTTGTTTAGATACGCCCCAAAAAGCAAAAGTCAAAGGAGCAAACGGACAAACAAAAGGACTTCTTTGGTATAGGTCAATTAAATAAGTGGACTATATCTTAGCTACGGAGCATTTGCTTCGTAAATATCGTGAGAGAAAAGAAGCTCTTACGCACACGCTGGCTTCTGGAAGTATTGAGGACTTTGAGCAATACCAAAGGATCGTTGGTGAAATCGCAGGTTTGAGTTTCTGTGAACAGGAGATTCAAACCCTACATTCTAATATGGAGAATGCAAATGACTGATAAAGTCGAAACCACAACTGTTCCGGACCGAGTATTGCCGTTTTTTGGAAGTGATGCTGTTCCTGCGAAAGCACCTGAAAATGTAATAACACATGAAAACTTAGAAGCTCATGCAGATTCGTTACCCCGTCCAACTGGGTATCGTATTTTAATATTGCCCTTCACACAATCTTCTGTAACTAAAGGAGGTATCCACTTATCTAAGTCAACTGTTGACAAAGAAAAACTTGCAACTGTTGTTGGCTATGTTGTTTCGGTGGGACCAGATGCGTATAGTGACTTGCATAAGTTTCCTGAGGGAGCTTGGTGTAAGGAAGGTGACTGGGTAATCTTTGGCAGATATGCGGGTGCTCGTTTTCAAATAGAAGGTGGCGATATGCGTCTTTTAAATGATGATGAGATTTTAGCCTGTATTGACAATCCCGAAGCAATTTTATCATAACATTCTTGAGGAATACTCATGCAAAACAATGAAGAAGATAGTATAGAACTAGTTCTTCCCGAAGGGGAAGTTGATATACATGCCGCAGACGTTGACGATTCAATTAAAGGCGAAGTTACTTTTGAAAACAACGTTGTGTCTGAAAAGGAGATAAAAGACGAGTTAGACGAAATAAGTGATTCAGTACAAAAACGTATTGATAAGCTCACTTATAAAATGCGAGAAGCTGAAAGACAACGGGATGAGGCAGTTCACTATGCTCAAAGCGTTAATCAAACAGCAAGTGGTTTAAAGGAAAAATTAAAAAACTCTGATTCTTCCCTTTTCAAAGAGTACGATAATAGAGTACAATCAGAAATCCAAAGAGCTAAACAAAATTTAAGGGAGGCTCAAGACGCAGGAGATGGTGGCGCGGTTGCCGATGCAACTGAAACACTCTCTAGGGTAAGCGCAGAAGCAGAAAATTTAAGAAGATTATCTGCTCAGCAAAACATTAGAGAGAGAAACCAACCACAACAGGTTCCGGTTCAGGCGTATCAACCAACACTACAGCCTCAGGCGAAGGGACCCGACCCAAAAGCAGAGCGATGGGCGGCAAATAATGCATGGTTTGGAGATGACCAAGCAATGACGTTTGCAGCATTTGGAATACATAAAGAACTTGTCGAAGGCGGAGTAGACCCAACTTCTGACAGGTATTACTCTGAAGTAGATAAACGTATGCAAGATAATTTTCCACATAGATTTTCAGAAGAGCAATCTGCCCCCGTGCAACAGGTTGCTGCCTCTAGCCGTGGTGCTGGTGGTAAAAAATCCTCACGCAAAATCAGGCTATCCCCCAGTCAAGTAGCAATCGCTAAACGACTGAACGTGCCGCTTGAAGAATATGCCAAGCATATTGAAGGAGTATAAAAATGACTGACGATAAAAAAGATGTCATAACTGGTCGTAACTCACGATCTGCAGAGACACGAGCCTCTCAAACTCGCAGAACACCCTGGAAACCCCCGTCAATGTTAGACGCCCCTGAAGCACCTCCTGGATATCAATTTAGGTGGATTCGTGAAGCTACTAGAGGACAAGATGATAAATCTAATATGTCTAAACGTATTAGAGAAGGATATGAACCTGTGAGAGCAGAAGATCATCCTGAATTCGAAGCCCCTACTATAGACAGCGGAAGCAACACGGGAATAATTGGAGTTGGTGGGTTAATTCTAGCAAAAGTACCAATCGAAACCGCAAATGAGCGAACAGCTTATTTTTCAGACCAAGCAAAATCAGCTATGGACGGTGTAGATCATAACTTTATGCGAGAAAGTGACGGCAGAATGCCTATACGAGATGGAGACATCCAAAGGAGTTCTAAAGTTGCGTTTGGTAGTAAAAACGCCAATAAAGGCAATTAAACAATAACTATGTATTTTAGCAAAGGAGATTACAATGGCTAATACAGATAAACCCGATGGTTTTACACCTGCATATCACATGTATGGTGGTGTTATTCGTCCTGCGAAAATGAGAATCGCTAGTGAAACTTCAGCATCAATCTTCAGTGGAGATGTTGTAACTTTATCAAGTGGTTACGTAATTCAAAGCACGGCGACTACCACCCCCATAGGTGTGTTCTACGGGGTATTTTTTACAGCAACCGATGGCACTCCAACGTTTTCAAAGACTTGGACTGGTGGTGTTGCGACACTAGGAGGAGAGGACGCAGAAGCATTGATTTATAATGATCCTGCTGTCGTCTACGAGGCTCAATTTACCGCAGGAACTCCTGCTGTAAGTTTTATTGGGTCTAAATATACTCTTTCTACTACGGCTGGCAGTACTGTCAACGGTAGATCAAAGGAAGGGGCAACCGCAACTACTTCAAGTGGTGTAGCGTTATGTGTAGGATTCGCCTCGCAACCAAGCAACGAAATTGGTGCTTTTGCGAGAGGATATTTCACATTCCCGACTAACACATTTGCTGTTTAATCTAAGGAGATAACTAATGGCGATTAACAGAGCACAACTAGTTAAAGAACTAGTTCCTGGACTCCATGCTCTTTTTGGATTAGAGTATGAGCGATATAATAACGAGCACGAAGACATCTTCGACACCGAAAGTTCTGAAAGAGCGTTCGAGGAAGAAGTAATGTTGAGTGGTTTTGGTGAAGCACCTACTAAAGGCGAAGGAGCCGCTGTCATTTATGACACAGCTCAAGAGTCTTGGACTTCACGTTTCACACACGAAACCGTTGCACTAGCATTTGCGTTGACCGAAGAAGCTATCGAAGATAACCTTTACGATACTCTTTCTTCACGATACACACGCGCTCTGGCACGGTCTATGCAACAGACTAAGCAAGTGAAAGCGGCTAACGTATTGAATAATGCGTTTAGTTCTTCATATGTTGGTGGTGATGGTGTAGAGCTATGTTCTACTGCTCACCCGACTGTTTCTAACGTGTCTCTAAAAAATGAGCTATCAACTGCAGCAGACTTGAATGAAACTTCACTTGAACAAGCGTTGATTGACATCGCAGACTTCAAAGATGAACGTAACCTTAAAGTCAACGCACAAGCACGGAAGTTAATCATTCCACCTGCTTTGCAATTTGTTGCTGATCGGCTTTTAGAAACTCCAGGACGAGTTGGTTCTTCAGATAATGATATTAACGCACTTAGAAATATGGGAATGATCTCAGAAGGCTATGTTGTTAACCATTATCTAACCGATACTGATGCGTTCTTCATCAAAACTGACGTTCCTAACGGACTTAAACACTTCGTTCGAACTGCTGTATCAACTAGTATGGAAGGCGACTTCGAAACTGGTAATGTACGATACAAGGCTCGAGAGCGTTACAGCTTTGGTTGGAGTGATTGGAGAGGTATTTTTGGATCTCCAGGAGCATAATTCATTAAGTTGAGTTGATTAAAGGGAGCTTCGGCTCCCTTTTCTTTTATAGATGAATGATATACAATCAGAGGACTAGGACTTATTACTTTTGTTTTATCGACTGACCTAGCAGACAACCCACGACGATAAGACTTATTTTTTCAGGAGAAAAAATTATGGGCAATTCTACATTTAATGGACCCGTCCGGTCTGAAAACGGTTTCAAAACTATTGACGTAACAGCCGCAACTGGAGCCATCACCGATGGTTTAGTAATTAATTCAGACGGTAATATCTTTACAGATGCTGGTGGACATACTCAATATGTTGCAGCAACTGGTTATGGACCAGCTGATTTTATTGTAGGTAAAGGTGGAAGCCAATACGGAACAGTAGACCCGTTTACTTCAGGACTTTCTCAACTCTTTCCTTTAGGCAGTCGATTACTTTACGGTAACACTGTTTATTCCTATGGTCGATTAGCCGCAACAGCGGTTACCGCAGGAAAATGCGTAACTCACGCGGCTTCAATAGCGCACCACTTTGATTTAACGCCAACCGCAGGTGTTGCTGCGGGTGAAACCGCAATATCAGTTGAAACCGCAGGTACTGATATTACGCTGAATCAGTATGCTAACGGATACCTTTATATCAACGATGCTGCTGGTGAAGGGCAAATGCTTAGAATTAAATCTAACCCCGCACATGACCATTCAGCGGATCCTTCAATAGTAATTACTTGTTATGATGATTTAGCAACGGCTATAACCACAAGCTCACGAGTAACATTAATACCTGACCCACGCAGTGGTCAAATTGTTCAAGCCGCTACAACTACAGGTGCTACCTTAGGTGTAACCGTAGTTGACATGGCCGCTAGTGCTTATGGTTGGTTCGCAGTTTCAGGTCCGCAAGCCGTATTAACTTCAGGAACACTTGTTGTTGGTAATCATGCAGTACCCTTAGGTGCCGCAGGGGCAGTTGGACCAGCAGCAGGAGATGTTATACAAGTAATAGGTGTTGTTATGATAGTTAATGTAACTACCGATTATTCGTTAATTAACCTTACTGGTATCATCTAAGGAGTAATCCATGGCAGGATATTCAGATGTAAAAGCAGTAACGATTACTGCCGATACAGTAGCTTTGGATGCTGATGGAATTTCAGTCGCAGCTGCTGTTGGAAATAATGCTGCTCTTGTCATCGGAGGCGCTTTAGCCTCTGGAGGTGCTGTTGCACTTAGCCATGGGAGGATCGTTACGATCCTTTCGGCAGGCAATGACGCAGCTAAGTCTTTTACCGTAACAGGTACTGATGTAAATGGAGATGCTCAAGTAGAATCTATCACAGGCGCTAATGCTGGAACAGCAACAGGAGCTGTGTTCTTCTTGACTATATCAGGTATTTCCGCAGTAGGTAATCCAGCAGGGAACGTTTCTGCCGGAGTGAATGGTTCCGCCGCAGACCTTATATTTGCGGGCAGATCTAGACTGAAAGGTATTTACCTTACCAGCACCGCTACTGCAGGTACTGTTGATTTCCTAAGAACGTCTCCGTCAGGGACAAGTGTTATGGGATTAAGTTCAGTTGGGGATGCCGATGCAACACGAGACGTAGTAATACCCGATGAGGGTGTTTTATTCACTGATGGTATTTACATTCAGTACACCGTCTCAACTTTCTTAACACTAACCGTTTTTCACGCTTAAAGATGGCTACCTCCGGAACTCGCACATTTAACTTAGATGTGGCGACAGCAATAGAAGAAGCATACGAGCTTGCTGGTTTAGAAGCTCGTACGGCTTATGACGCAGTTACTGCGCGTCGATCTATGAATATCATGTTTGCTGATTGGTCAAACAGAGGTATTCAAATGTGGGAGATTTCTAAAGTAGAGCTTACGCTTACGGAAGGAACCAATGAATACTTAATTAACGCTTCAGATATTGATATATTGGATGCGTATATTGAACGAACAGTTAATGGAATAGTTACCGATTACACTTTAGAACGAATAGATCGCAATGAGTTTGTTAATATACCGAATAAGGCAACTAAGTCTAGGGCAACTAACTATTGGCTAGAACGTTTAAAAGCACCTGTTATTCATCTTTATCCAACGCCCGAGAACTCAACCGACAAACTCGTTTACTACGTTTGGCGTACTATTGAAGATTCTTCGGCATCTACTAATGATGTAGATATCCCAACACGATTCACCCCTTGTTTAGTTTCGGGTTTAGCGTATTATTTATGTTTGAAAAAGAATGTACAGAAATTACCTATAATGAAAGAACAGTATGAACAAGACTTAGCTAACGCTCTGCGATACGATGAAGATCGTTCTCCATTGAGGATTGTTCCTAAATACGAGTATATCTAATGGCTTATGCTTCAGGTAAATACGCTTATTTCATATGTGACACCTGTAGTTTTAGGTTTAAGTATAAAACAGCAAAAACTACGTGGGAACAGTTTAGAACATGCCGAGAGTGTTATGAACCTAAACATCCTCAACTTGAGCCACCTCACTTAACAATAGATGCTGAATCTCTGTGGAAACCTCGTCCTGACGTTTCTTTGCCTCAAAGTCAATTAGGAGTTATAATCACTACTAACCTTTCAGCAGGAGGAATGACGTTTGCTTCTGATCCGATAGGGATTTCTTTTGATGGGTTCGGAGCAACAAGCGAAATAGGCAACGTAACGGTGGAGACATAATGGCAGGATTTACATACAGCGGCTTAAAGACAACGGTTCAGAATTACTTAGATAATACTGAAGCAACCTTCACTAGTAGCTTAAATACCTTTATAGAGACCGCAGAGGAACGTATTTTAAAGGCGGTACAGTTACCAGTATTTCGTAAAAATGTAACGGGAGATCTAACAGCAAGTCTTGAGTATCTACAAACCCCTCCTGATTTTTTAGCGCCCTTTAGTTTAGCGGTTATAGACTCCGACAGTAATTACAGTTATTTATTACTTAAACATGTTTCCTGGATTAGAGATTACACACCAGCCCGCGCTACAGTGGGCCAACCCCTTTACTATGCTTTATTCGATAATGATACTTTTATCCTAGCGCCAACCCCAACGAGTGGATTAACTTGCGAACTGCATTACTACTACCGACCTAACTCTTTAACAAGTGTTGGAGATGATAATCAAAGTTGGTTGTCTGAAAACGCTCCTAATGCACTGTTATACGGTTCTTTAGTAGAAGGAGCTGTATTTATGAAAGCCTCTCCCGACACTATAATGTTGTATGAACAAAAATTCCAGGAATCTTTAGCAATGCTGAAAATTTTAGGTGAGTTCAAAGACGTAAGAGACGAAGCTAGACATGATCAAATGAAAATGCAGGGGTCCTCATAATGTTTAGTGTTGATGTGTCGAGTAGTTTAGGAAGTGTAGGTGTAAAAACTACACAAAACGAAGGTTTAAGCCCAGAATACTGGACGGGAAGAGTGATGGAACGGTTGATTGCTGTTAGTGATAATGCAGATCCTATGGTTAAAGCACAGGCAAATGCATTTAAAGAAAACATACAATCAGTTGTTTTGTTATACATAAAACAGGCCATCGCTAGTGACAGAGCGACTATGGCCGGTTTATTAGATAAACAAGGTCAGAAAGAAATGGCTGAAATAATAAGGAGGCTGTAATGGCTATATCACAGGCAATGTGTACTTCATTTAAAGTACAGCTAATGACGGGAACGCATAATTTTACCAATGGCGGCAATAGCTTTAAGTTAGCTTTATATACAAGTTCGGCATCGCTGGGGGCAGCAACAACTGCTTACTCTAGCACAAACGAAGCAAGTGGAACTAACTACTCAGCAACAGGATCTGCCTTAACAAACGTAACTCCGGTAGCGTCAGGAACAACGGCTATAGCTGATTTCGCAGATTTAACATTTAGTAATGTTACTATCACTGCCCGAGGTTGTTTAATTTACAACGATACTAACGGTGACAAAGCGGTTGCAGTATTGGATTTTGGCGGGGATAAAACGTCTACAGCAGGAGATTTTACTATTCAATTTCCTGCAGCAGATGCTTCAAACGCTATTATACGAATAGCGTAGTAAGCAATGGCTATTGTAGCTGGTTGGGGTAGAGGCACTTTTGGTCAACTGACCTTTGGCGAACCCATACCTGTCGTTGTTACGGGAGTAGCTGGAACTTCTGCGTTAGATGACGGCACTGCTGTTCAAGCTGCGGCAGTTACAGGAGTTTCCGCAGTTGCGTCAACAACAACGCTAGGGGATGAATCTGTTACATGTGCGGCGAATGTCGCAGTTACATTAGCCGCAATGACGTCTGCGCTAGGTAACGAAAGTTTAAGCACTAATAATTATCTTGACGTTACATTGGCAGCAATGACGTCGGCACTGGGCAGTGTAGACCCCTCGGCAAACGCGGATGTTACGATAGCCGAAGGTTTTGAATTAACCTCTGCACTTAATTCAGTCAATGTATGGGAAAGAGTAGGACGAAATATAACAACAACGTACACGTCAGTGTCGACTACTCAAACACCAAACTGGCAGGAAGTTGCTTAATATTTGTAAAAAATAAGGTATAATCAAAGCGGAGAACAAAAATGGCAAGTACATACGTAAACAATTTAAGACTCAACGAGATGGCCACGGGTGACGCTAGCGGAACTTGGGGCACAACAACAAATTTAAACTTAGAGATGGTTGGTCAAGCTTTTGGCTATGGTACACGAGCTATAGCGAACGCTTCGACTGATAATATTACTCTGGCTGATGGAGCCTTAGATGCAGATAGAAATATGTATCTAAAACTTACAGGTGGCGGACAAGCTTGCACTATAACTCTATTGCCAAATACTTCTTCCAAAATGTACATCATGGAAAATGCTACTTCCGCAACCCTTACATTTACGCAGGGTAGTGGAGCTAACGTAGCAATTCTTGCAGGAGAGGTTAAATTAATTGCAGGTGATGGTCTGGGGTCAGGCGCTGTTGTTTATGACTTGTTAACAGATGTAAATCTAGCAGGCACCACTAAAGTTGATGATCTGGTTGTTGGCGATGATTTAACCGTTGGTGGCGACATTGACCTTGAAGGCTCCATAGATGTTAACGGCACTACTAACCTTGATGTCGTGGACATTGATGGTGCTGTTGATATGGCAAGCACGTTGACTGTTGGTGGAAATATTACACAAACCACAGGCGATTTACTTTACTCAGGTGGAATTAATTGGGATATCAAACACACTGTTGCAGGTCAAAACATTGTATTTAGTACAATACCTTCTGGTGGGAGTACAGCAGAACGCTTCCGCATAGGCGCAGACGGCTCTCTATCCACCGCAACCGCAGGAACCTCTAACGTCCGATTTGGTGTCAACGCAGGTAACAGCATTGCAAGCGGTGGTAATTATAATACTGTCGTAGGCGATGAAGCAGGTACTGCGATTACTACAGGTGACAATAATACTGCTATTGGTTATGCTTCTTTAGCCGCAAACACCACAGGCTCAGAGAACGTAGCAGTCGGACAAGGCGCGTTAGACGCTAACACGACAGCGGCAGGTAATACAGCCGTGGGTAGTGATGCTTTAACAGCTAATACAACAGGTGCAAGT